CGATCTCTTGGCATCTGGGCAAGGGTAAGCCAGATAGACGACGACCCTGAACGCATTGGGTATTGGAAGGTCGCTTTTGTAGCACCCAATGATGCCGACCTATTTGCAAGAACCAACTTTAAACTACGAGCTCATGTCAATGCAGACGTACCAAAAAATCCTAACGCAAAGAATGTTCTCACAAAAAAAATTCAGTATATAACAAAGTCAAAGCATCGCCAGCAGTGTCGTTGTATTACTGTTACAGGAAGAGACCATCTATACCTGACCGACGCATACACGATCAACCATAATACAGTAACAATGCTGATGGAGCCGATGTATGACATCCAAAACAAGCACTTCAACGGAATAATCTTTCGTAAGAACAAAGACGATTTCGAGAATATTATCAATGAGAGTAAAAGATGGTTTTCTAACCTTGGACGCTATAACAAGTCGAAAGACGATATGACTTGGAACTTCAAGACGGGCGCAAAGCTCGGACTGACAATCTACGACATGCCAATGTCGGATTTCGATACGAAGTTTCGTGGTCAGCAGTTTGCATACATAGGTATTGACGAGCTGCCACAAATGCCATTTGAAATGTTCAAGTTCCTTATGACTTCTAACCGTAATACCGTAGGAGTCCATTCTCGTATTCTCGGAACATGCAACCCCGACCCACTTTCCTGGCTAAGAAAGTTTGTCGATTGGTGGATTGGAAAAGAAGATACCGTTTATTCCGATGGAAAGACGCACCCTGAAAGAAAAGGCTTTGCCATTCCTGAACGTAACGGCGTGATTAGATACTGCTACATGCCTGATGATTCCGTCGACAACATCATCTGGGGAGATACGCCAGAAGAAGTATATGAACAGTGCAAGGAACTCATCGACGATGCCTGGGACCCAGATTGGGAGCAATATGGCTACACGAAAACTTCATTCTTTGTGAAGTCTGTAACTTTCATCAAGGCGAGTCTCAAAGACAACAAGGCTCTACTGAAGAACGACCCCTCGTATGTGGCAAACCTGCTGAATCAGCCGCCAGAGGTGAGAGCGAGAGAGTTTGACGGAAATTGGGATGCAATAAAGGCTGGTGACGACATGATACAAGCGTATCATCTTGACGGCATCTTCCAAAATGCACAAATGATTGGTGACGGTGTTAGACGTGCAACTTGCGACGTGGCTGGCGATGGAGGCGATAATTGCGTGACATGGTTCTGGATAGGACATCACATAGCAGATGTGTTTGTCTGCCAACGTGACCCATACACCACCGTTGACTTGATACGGGCGAAACTTCATGAATGGGGAGTGCTGGAACAGAACTTTGCCTATGACCTCAATGGTATGGGGCAGGTCTTGAAAGGGGCTTTCCCTAATGCGGTAAAGTTCAACAACCAAGAGGCTGTCGATGCTAAAGATAAATACTTATACGACAATAAGAAATCTCAATGTGCATACAAGTTCGCAATAAGAACACAACAAAAGGGATGGAGCATTGAGACAACTCTCCTCAAACGCAAATACAAGTGTGGAAAAGATACTAAGAAACTGTATGACATCCTGCAAATTGAACGAAAGTGTGTTAAGCAAGATAGAACAAAAGAAGATAAAGGATGGTGTCTTATCCATAAGGAACAAATGAAAAACAAAAATATCGTGGGACACTCTCCAGACTTCTTTGAGGCTCTATTCATGCGGGAGATTTTTGACATTAAGCATACACAGGCGGTGATTCCATCATGGCTAAAGAATAAAAAGAAAATACGTAGTGTACGCAAATTATCATCAAGACAAAACATAAAAGCATAAGAAATGGCAGACAACATCACAAAAACGCAGCTGAAGGTAAGAGAACTTCTTACGAAGAAGCCTTTTACTCGTATCTTACCTGATGGTCACTATGATCATGGCTATTGCTGGAATGAGGTTCCTGAAATAGCAGTCACTTCTGATAGACTTAAAAGGAAAATAGTTACACAAGAAGACTTTATGCGGGAACTCGACCCCGCAGGACATCTAATCAACGACAAAGAACTGTTCCCTGATGTTTGGCAACAGAACGAAGAAGACGGAAAGTGGTATGTGCAAGAGATTCCGAGGTACGCATTCTCATATCAACAAATTATCCTTGTCAAACACCTCACGCATCTTTGTGGCAATGACGTACAATTTGAACTTTCCGACAAGAGCGTTACTGAACAAACTACAGAAATCTTCAATGCTTTCAGAAACGGATGGGCAAACAAGAACATGGAGGTAGCATGGTATCAACTGGCAAAGTCAGTAAAGGCTACGGGTGATGGAGCGTTCGTCGGGTTCTTAGACAAAGGAAAGTTTGGATGGAAAGTCTTGTCTTTCCTCAATGGTGACAAACTATTCCCACACTATGACCTTCGGACTGGCAGACTGAACTCGTTTGCAAGAACGTACTGCAACTATGCGGAAGACGGAAGTGTTACCAAACGTTACATCGACGTATGGGATGATACTTACTACTATCGTCTCGTAGCAGACGGCGACCCGACTAACTTGTTTGACAAGGCAAAACAACTTGTTTTTAAAATTTTCTCTGCCGATGGCTACAAAATAGAATGGATGGAAGCACACGGCTTTGAAGAGATCCCTGTTGCATACATGAGGGATGAAAATGGACCGTGTTGGACGTTCTCGGAAGAAACAATAGAAAACTATGAAATTGCGTTCTCTAACCTCGCCCACTCCAACCATGACTTCGGATTACCTATCATGTACGTCAAGGGCGAGGGAAGTGAAGAGGTGACCACCAACGACATGTCCTATGCGTCTAAGATTATGATTCTTCCATCAGACGGCGAGATTGGTTTCCTCAATCGTCAGGATGCAAGCAACGCATATAAAGCTGAACTCGACAAACTTGAAGACAGTATCTATAAGCAGTCTTTCGCTGTGAAGACACCAGAACTAAAGTCTGGCGACACCCCTGGAGTTTCTCTCAAAATCATGTATTCCGACGCATACGAGAAGGCTATGACGGACGCACAAGAATACGATGGCTGCATAGACAAAATGATTGACATATATGCATGGGGCTATGGTATCGAGAGCGAAAACCGCCTTGCTTTTCTAAACACGAACATTCGACACTATATTGAGCCTTACATTCACTTAAATATTAGTGAACTTACGCAGAATCTTAACACTGCGGTACTCGGTGGTTTCCTGTCTAAACAGACCGCATCTGAAAAATTACCTTATTCGACTCCGCAGGAGTGGGAAAGGATTCTACATGAGAAACATGACGAGCAGATGCAGCAGTTGTTACTTGAAGAGCAGAAACTTGAGGTACAGAATGATGCAAACGTTAAAATGCAGGAAGAACTTGCTGACATACAGACTGAACAGCAGATTGACGTTATAGAGGCTCAGAATAAGATTGAGACCAAGGAAGAGAAGAAAGGTAAGCAAACCACGAAAAAGAAATACTCCGTAGCAACAGGACGTGGCTCTGGCAGACCGAATCGAAGTGGACGCAAATATGATGAGAACGGGAACTGGGAAGGTCGGAATAACTGGGGAAACTGGAACGAAACCCATTAGTACGGTGATAAATTATGGCTGAAAGTATTAAGATTTCACTCGACACAAGCAAATACGCTATTCCAACGCAGGAGGATATAGACGCTGCAAAGCGTTTTGTCCTCATGCGAGAGGAATACGCACAATTACTGCAATCACGTATTGATGAAGTTCTTGCGGATGCAATGGAGCAAATCATCACCATTTGCTATCGTTACGACGTTGACCCGAAACTGCTTTATCTCAGTAACGGATTTAACGAACAGATGATGAATGAAATCTCGGAGGTCATGGATGAAGCGGAAGAAGAGATACTTAGCCTAATAGAGGAATTATCTATCAATAAACTCGACGGCTCAGACAACAAGAAAAACTCACTGCTTGCCTGGATGCTTTTACTTGGTCGTAAGAATCGTAACTTACAGCAGACACTTGACACCTACCTATACAAGTTTATGAAAGACATAGAGGCTGCGGTGGCAGCATTGAAATATGCAAACATACCTCTTGCACAAGCCGTCACTAAGACTAAGACACATCTGCATAACATATACGTTATGCCAGAGGTACAGCAGGCGTTCAAAAAGGCTGAATCTTTCACCGCAACCTATATCCGTAGCCGTGGTGTCGTAAAAGGTAATGTCGGACTATCAAACAACGGCAGT